ACATGACCGGATAAAGTTCCGGGCATACGGCATGGATAATACCAAGTAACTGTAGGCCGTAGTTACGGTTACCTTCAGAGAAGGCCATTGTCATGCTGTTGGTGGCGAACGAGGACCGGAACACTCCGGCCCTGTCCAGCAGCCTCCAAACCATGCGCCGGCCACGCTTGTTGTTCATCAGCCACTTGACGTCGGCGGCCTCGTTCTCGCGTTCAAGGCGTTCGCGCTGGTCGCGCTCGGCCTTGTTGCGCTCCTGACCACGGATGTCGAGAGGGTCGTAATTCGACATCAGGCGCCGTTCATCTTGAGCTTCCACGACACCAGGTCGATGAACTCATTGGCGGTTGAAATCGTTCCGACGATCTGGAGCGTCTGGACGGCAGCGATCCCGCCCGAGGGCGTCATGCTGACGTTGGCCCCGGTGCTGGTGCCGTGACCGGGTGCAGCGAGGGCGTTGGAGATGATCGTGGTGCTGTTCACGGCGCACGCCTTCTTCTCGACGCAGACGCTCTGGATGTTGCCGGCGACGGTCTGCGAATACCAAGCCGCGCTGCCGTAGTTGGCCTTGACGGTCTTGTTGTTCGTGCTGCCCGTCATGCCGAACAGCAGGTCGAGCTGGTAGGACATGCCGACCTTGGCGGTGTTGGCCGGGATGACCTGCGACACGATGGTGATGTCAGCGGTCACGTTGCTGGTCTGCGGGGTGCCGAGCCCAGCGTCGTACGGGTAGTCAATGATGAGTTCGTCGGTGTCGCTGTCAGCGTCAAGCACCTCGTACAGGCCGTTGGTGCCAGCACCCGACCACGACACGTACACGTGCCGGCCCAGCGCGTTGGTGTCGGTAAGACCATGCACACCTGCGCTCGACAGCAGGACGTTGCCGCTGCCATCGTTTGCCGCCGACAGGCTGGTGAAGGTGGCAGCCGGTGCGACGATGCCGATGCTCGTCGTGCTGCCGTATGACGCCGGCATGAATGGGGTGAGTGACGAGAAATACATCTCGCCGCCGTCTGCGTCCTTGATGCCGATGATGTCGTTGGTCGTGCTGTCGTACAGGAAATTGTTGCCTTGCTTCAGGTATGGCATGGTGGTCCTTTCAAACTTCCAGCGCCGATGGGCTGGTGTATCCGCTGAACATGTTCATCACGTCGGTCAATGCGTTCTGTTGCCCAGTCGGAGCCTGCGCCATGTTCTTGACGGTCTGCGACGACTGTTGCAATGCCGCTGACTGCTCCTTGGCCGCCATCGCCTGGTTGCGGGCGGTGCGGATGGCCGCGACCTCCTTGTCGGCGATGATGAGCGACGGGTCCACGCCAAGCATGTCTGCGTAGATGTCGGCCCACTGGTCGCTGTCGAACTTGTCGAGGATGTCCGGCTTCATCGTGGCGATCTGGCCGAGGTTACCGACAAAGCGGTCCACCGAGTTCGTGCCAATGGCACGCTGCGCCTGGGCGAGCATGCTGACGAACTCGACGTTCAGGTCCATGCCCTGCAACTCCTCGGGCGCCGGCGGGATGATGCCACCCTGCAACATGCGCGTGAACGTGATGTCCACCAGCGGGTCGAGCAGTTCGTTGTGCAGGCGCTCGAGCACGGGCCCGAGCATGAGCAGTTTCTCCTCGTGGCGCTCGGCGACTTCGGTAGCCGTCATGCGGGTGTTCGGCTGGCCCGCCAGCATCAGGAACATGTCGGCATAGAACGCACCACGAACGCGCTCGCGGCAGTCTTGGATGTCGTTCAGCAGGTACTGGAGGTTGAGGTTGACCTCAAACGCCGTCTTGATGCCGGCTGACGCGCCGTCAACGAACGAGATGCCTCCGGGCAGCGTCTCGACGTCGCGGTTCTTCATCGACACGGGCACCTGGAGCGGCGGCTTGGTCTGGTAGTCGATGGCCTGCGCCTTGCGCAACTGCTCGTGCTGTAGCTGCTTGATGTCGCCAAGCGACTCCATGCCCGGGCTGTTGCCGTAGATGTCGCCGCCGGCGGTGGCCCAGCGCGGGACGAGTGCGGGGAATTGTTCAAACCCGCTCTCGCGCAGGAACACGCCGTCCTCGCCGCCGACTTCGAAGTACCACGAGCCCCACGCCATGTTCTTGTTGTCGCGCTTCTTGTGGTCGCGGTCGGAACGCGGCTCGATGGCGTGGATGACCGGAATCCACTGGTCGAGCGTGCCACGGTCGTACATGTTGCGCACGGTCGTGGAGCAGTTCTTGTAGCCGAACTCCTTGACCATCGCGGCGACCGTCATCTCGAACTCGCGGTACAGCGTGTCAACGCGGCCCTGCGCGTCGGTAGCGATGCAAAACTCGCCCGTCGTGACGGGGTAGTGGTGGATGACGTTCTTGAAGTCGGGCAGCACGATGCTCGTGGCCGTACCGAACGCGCCGAGTTCCTCGTACATCGTGTGCAGGGCGCGGTAGGTGTTGGACTTCTGGAAGACCAACTGCATGCGGCGCGTCACGTCATCGAGCCACAACTTGACGGGCTGGTAGGAGTTCAGTTCCGGGTCGGCGGTTGCCAAGCGGAACCATTGACGCGCTGGGCTCGTGGCGCCCGCCATCATGCCGGCACCGAGCGTGCGCAGTGCGCGGGTGCCCGTGTTGTCGTAGATGTTGTTGTGCCGGCGCCAGCCCTTGTCTCGGTCCTGGCGGAAGTAGCGCCCGTTGCGCGGGAGCAGGTAGGTCGTGATCTCCTGCCAGTGAGACAGCCACGACGCCCGCTCAGACTTGAGCTGCCCCCATCGCGTGAACAACTTGTCGCGTGTCGGTGCGCTGGGGTATGACTGTGCGTCGCTGGTGTATTCGCTCACGATTACCCTCCGAGGAGTGAACTGCGACCGAGCGCCAAATCCTGCGGGTTGACGCCGGTCGGTCCAGTCAGCATGGTGCTGGTCGGTCCGCCACCTGCTCCTTCAGTTGCTCCAGCCATGATCTCGCCCATGTTGGGCTGCCGGCGGTTGGCTGCTGCCATAGCCTGGGCACTGCGCCGCTGCTGCGATGCTGCCTGTGCGCTCGCCTGCGTTTGCGCTTGCCGCTGCTCGCCGAGCGCCTGCTTCTGAGCTTCATCGGCACGCTCGCCTGAATAGATCGCGTACCCCGTTCCTGCCGCCGCTGCCGTTGCTGCCGCCACTGCGGCGATGGTGCTGATCGCTGCCATTTCAGATCTCCTTGGAATGCATCCGCTCGGTCAGAGTGTAACCCATGATGCCGAGGATTCTTGCGGCAGGTGTCTCATCTCGCCCATTCATCACGAGATCGCTCATCGCCACGTACTTCAAACCGCGTTGCTTGGCCTCGCGCTCAAAAGCCTGCATGAGCCTGATGCCTGCCATGCCACGATGCGCAGGGTCAACCCACCACGCGAGCTCAACGGCGGTCTGAACGTGCGGCGCAAACCAAAGCGGGCCTACCACGCCAAGGATGCCGCCGATGATTTGCTCGCCGTCGAGCGCAACAAACGAAACTCCACAGTCAACTACCGCGCTTATACCGTTCGCTAGTTGCTCGTCGGTCAGATGGTCGTTGATCGACCTGTACTCGCTGTACTGGATGAACGATCTGCCCATCGTCAGCAGCGCAGGAACGTCATCGCGGGTTGCTAGTCGGATCATTCCATGCCCTCGTATGGGTCGTAGTCGCCTGGCCGAGTGTCGATGCGGTCGCGCACCTCGCGTGGGAGTTGCTTGCCCACGGGGAACGCGAACGTCAGCGCCAGCGCGTCGGCGATGTCCGGGCTCGCACCACCCTGTAGCCGGCGCTTGATCTCGTCTTTGGACTCGAGCACCCGTCTGCCGTTGCTGTCGTACGAGTACGTTGGGGTGGCGAGTTCGGCCTTCAGGTACGGGTCGTTGGGAATCGAGCCGCCCTGCTCCATCCACTCGCGCATCGTCCACCACATCTCGGTGCGCTTGTTGACGAACAAGCCGGGGTTGTTGGCCTTGCCGCCGAAGTTGATCTCGACGATCCCGTAGCCCAACTGGCGCAGCCGGTCGATCACGCCCGCCCCGCCACCCACGTCGATGAACACGCCGTCTGGGTCGCGCTCCTCGATGACGTTGGCGACACGGCCAGCCAGGCCCATGTTGTCGATGCCTCGGTAAATCTGCGGCTCGAACACGACGAGCCCTTGGCGCAGCACGATCACGCTGCGGTCGTCACCGAACCGGGCCGGGTCAACGCCGACAACCAGCGGAGCGTCCACGATGTCGCCGTCTGAGTATCGGCGCCGTGCCGCTGACTCAGCGTCGGACAGCGTAATGAGCTGATCGTCGCCGGCTGCGCTGAAGTCGCACAGGTACTCGCGTGCGAACGCCGACTCTGGCATGTCGCGGCGCAGGCGCTTGACTTCGTCACGGTCGATGGCGTCCGTATCATCGACGGTATAGAGGGCAGACCACCAGTCCTCGAGGCCGTTGGAGCGGTAGAACAGCTCGCTGAACAGGTTGATGCCAGACGGCGTGCCAATGAACATCGCCCAGCCCTTGCGGTCGGACAGGGCAGGCTGAACGATGTCGGTCCAGACCTCGGGCTTGATCTGGGCGACCTCGTCAATCACGCAGCCGTCGAGACGGACGCCGCGCAGGGCGTCGGGGTTGTCGCCGCCGAACAGGCGGATGGTCGCGCCGTTGTGTTTGAACACGACGGCCAGATCCACCTCGTTGATGTCGATGGCCCCGGTCGTGCGCATGGGGCGCAGTTTGTCCTTGAGACGCGCCCAAGCGATGGCCTTGGCCTGGCGCAGGAACGGTGCGATGTACACGTAGAACCCGAGCGGCTGCTTGCATTTCAGAGCCTTGTCCAGAAGCTCCATGATGGCGAGTTCCGTCTTGCCAGCACGTCGGTGCAGCGCGAGAACTGTGAACCTCTTGCGCTTCAGGTGACATTCCCGCTGCCACTGGCGCGGGTTGTAGTCAAGGCTTATCGGCACTTGGCACGCCCGTGATGACGGTCAGGTTCACGCCGCCGGCATGGTCAACACCGACCTTGTCGCCGTACTTCTTGGGGTTCCACTTGGCGAGGAGCTTGAGCCGCGTCTCGACTTGGAGGCGACGCCATGCGACTTCGACCTGATCGGCTGGCTTGGTGTCGGCCAACTCCTTGCACTCGTCGGCGATCACGTCGTGCCCGTCCTCACGCGCCTGCGCGATGCGTAGGTCAAACGCTGGATCCTTTGCCCTCCAGTCGTAGACCACGGTGAAATGCGGCTTGCCTTCAAGTCTGCACCATTCCCGCAGCGGCTTGCCAGCGGCCAACCATGCAACGAGTTCGTCGGCTAGGTCTTGAGGGACGGGCTCTGGCGGTCGGCCTATCGGGCGCGGCGCTTGGCTGCCTTCGCCTTGTCCGCCCGCACGAACTTCTTTGCGACGGACATAGGGACGCCGACCTTCTTTGCGAACGACCGGGAGTGCGCTGCCGCCTGCATCAGGCGCTTCTGTGCGGGTGATTTGCTTGGCATCAGGTTTCATTCTTGTATGAAAGATGGATTTCCAGTCCAACGGATTCGGCGATGGCGATTGCGCTGGCGAGGTTGCATCCCTTGCGGCGGATCTTTGGTGCGTCAGAAAGCAGGCACCGCACGTTGTGTGCGGCCATGCGGTCTTCGGCGTCCATGCGGACAGCCAGCGCGTTGGTGACCTGTCCGGTCTGTGCCATGTGCTCGCGCACGGCGGCCTTCCAGTCATCGAAGCTTCGTACGATCATGGCGTGATTATATCAGTCCTTGGTGCTGTTTATTCCGAAATCTTGGATAGTTGCTGCCCAGACCAGCCGGGGTGTGCCTGGCCCCATCCAGCGTGCCTCGATCTCGTCTGTGACGAAGCACCGTGCCTCGACCTGCGTCATGCCCTGATCGTCGCGTAGGCGGGCTGCGATCATGTCCGCGCTGTAGACGACCACCGGCGGCCCTGCCTCGCCGGCGCGGGGGTAGTGCACGCCGAGGATGCAGTCATCGAGGCCGGCCAGCAGCACCTGCTTCGACGACTTGCGTTTGCGTGCCATGACCGGGATTGTACGGGCCGGTCAGCCGTGCCCTCCACACGGCTGCGATGTTCCGAACGCTCTTGTCGGCGAGATCGTTGCGCACGACTGTCGCTGGGGACGGGCCGCCGTCGAGGTATTCGGCGAGCCATCGTCGGTACATGGCGTCCGCATCGCCGTCGGACAGTCCGTTGGTGCGCAGTTTGGCGAGCGTGAGCTCGCGTTCCTGCTCAACCTTGGCGGTCATCACGGCGATCCCCTCGGCAATGACCTCGTCCTCGGTGACGACCCTCTGCTGTCCGTCCTCCCCCTTCACATACCAATCCCCCGCCCCCGCCCGTTCGACCCGTGTCCGCCAGGCGGGCTCGCGCATCAGCAGACGTCGCAACGCGTCTCGAGGAAGGGGGGTAGGGGGGGTTTTGTTTGTAGTTGTGGTTGTGGTTGTAGTTGCTGAAGCCACCCTAGTAGGGTTGCTTGAGCCACCCTGCGTTTCCGCTGGTAGGGTTGCTTGAGCCACCCTAGTAGGGTTGCTTAAGCCACCCTTGTTTTTGGCCCCAGAACGGGCTTCTGCACCCCTTCGGCCTGCCTCGACCGCTGCGGTGTGCCGGCTGCGAGCCTTCTCGCGCTCGACCTCCATGCGAGGGTGGACGAGGGTGGCTGGCAGGGTGGCTTGAGCCACCCTAACCTCGAACCTAGCCCTCAGAACCGACCAGTCTGCATCGGTCAACTGGCATCGAGTCATCGCCTGACAAGCTTCCCGGTCGTCCGGAATGCCTCCGTTCGTCCAGGCGTACATCAGCATCTGGGTGTACGCCCAGCCCTGCACCGGGGTCAGCATCGCCGTACTCACGAGGAAGTCGGTCGGGTACATCGAGAACCAAGGCAGATCCGTCGCCATGCCGCAATCCTGTCTGTCCGCCATGTAGCGGACGAATGGGAAAATCCGGGGCGAAGCGCGGGAGCGGCTGGAAGCACCGCGCCCCGCCACCGGAGTCCGAAATGTTGAGCGATTCCAGCCGCTCGTCACGCCATTGTAGCGTGTCATTTCATCGGCTGTCGAGCGCATTGCACTACATTTCCGCACATCTGTAGCACATACGCTCCCTCACGCACCCCTATCCTAACGCCATGCGTCACTGCAACCTGCCGTACCACATCTATGTCAATGTGAACAATGTCGCGCTCGGTCCAGAGATGCCAGCCGGCACGACTCGCGGGATACTGCACGGGATCTACTGCCGGCCCGGGCAGGCCATCATGGGCCACGTCCTGCTTGAGAGTGGCGCCCACTGGTCGGGCATGCTGTGGAATTACATCAGCACGTCGTACACGTTCATGGAGCAGCCGCTGACGTTGCAGCCGTGGGGTGCGATGGGTGAGGACATGGAGGCCTGGCATTGTCACTACCTTGAGGGACTAGTTTGCTCGTCAATCCGAGGAGTGGCATTGCACGGTCGTCACACCGGGATCATGGTGGACTGGCGGGACGGGTTCAGCAGGTACCCCGACGAGCACAAGCCGCTCAACATGGTGCACCTGAACGGCGGCCAGTTCGCGCTGCTGCCGAACAACTACCTGATGTTCAACGACAAGCACCTTGTGCGCCCGGCGGCGCGTCCGACCGTCAGCAACTACCGGCGCAACTCCGAAGTCATTTGGGGTCCGTAAGCCGGTATCCGAGCTTCCACAGCAGGCGGCTCAGGTCGTTGGCGGTCGAGGCAACGGCGTCCTCGTCGAGCTCCGGCCTGGCGGCGTGCAGCGCCTCGTGGATGATCGTGTCGAGCATTTCCTGCTCGGACTGCCCGCGTCGAATGCGGATGATGCGCGTGTCGGCGCTGTCGCCGTGCTCGACCTCACCAAAGTTGGTGAGGTGATTCACGAACCTAAACACCCAGTACCGTTGGCCCAGGCGCACACGCATGGTGGTTCATTTGAATCCGCGCTTCATCGCCTTGTACGCGGACGGGCTGACGGTGCTCTTGGACTTGGGTCGGCTAGTGCCGGCGGCCCGACGAGCGTTGATGTTTGCGTACAGGCCGCGCTTTGCTGCTTTCTTTGCCATGTTCACTTCCTCGAGGTCTTGCCGCTGCACTTCCACTTTGCACGCGAAAGCCGGAGCGGGCTGTTCGGGTCGCGTGCAGCCTTAGGGTGCGCCTTCATCTGCGCAAACGAGCGTGCGCAGTATGCGTCACCCTTGGCGGTTCCGGGCTTGATGCGGTCGCCGCCGCCCTTGGCCTTGCCGGCCTGACCGTAGCTCACAGTGCGAGTTCGTCCGGTTTCCGGGTTGCGAACGGTCTTCGCGAATCGTTTGCCCTTTGCTGGTGTCGGCATGTGTTCTCCTATCTGTCCTTCTGAAACGGTCAGTTACTGCGCCTCGCGCACTTCGTAGCGAAGTCTACGCGCTGGTGTTCCGTTGACGCGAGCATGATCCATGTAGAACCGCAGCCAGAGTGCACCCTTGGGCTTCGGCGGCATGCCCTTCTCGACAGCCCATCCGTTCTGCTCGCTGAACTCGTCCTTGTAGCCTGGGCTGCGAACGTGCATCACGCGGTCGAGATACGGGCGACCGTGCAGGGATAGACGCGCACGCTGGATGGGCATAATCCACTCGTCGTGCGTGTGGCCTGTCCAGATGATGTCGGCGTCGGGCAGGTACACCGCCATGCGTGCGGTCTGGATGGTGCCTCGGGTCACCGGGCCGCCGCCACCGTACCCGTGGTGCATGTACATGACGATGCTGTTGCCGACGACTTGGCGACGGTCCTTCTGCCGCACAAGGAATCGCACCCAGTTTGCGTAGCTGCCGGCGTGTGCTGGGCATTGCTGGTTACGAGCCTTGGCCGCTTCAACCAAGCGCTCGTTCATGTCCGTTTCGTGACGGCGCTTTACGGCAGTTTCGTGATTGCCGGGCGCAAAGATCATCGCCATGTCGGCGTGCGGTGCAATGTAATCGGCGGTCGTTCGGATCACGGTGTCGAGGTACTTGCCGTGCTGATGCTCTGGCCGGCAGGCGCTTGTGTCGCTACGCGGGTCCCATTTCCCCTGCATCAAGCACAAAAAATCTCCATTTGACATCCAGTATGCACCGCGCTCACGGCACTGCCGCATGTGCTTTTCAAACATGCTGCGGTCGGCGTGCGCGTTGTCGATGTGGGCGTCCGACACTAGCAAGAAATACTGCTCCCATCCCGCACTCAACGAATCACCGTTCATCTCCACGGTGAACGAACCGGGCTGATGCTGGACGATGGTCGCGCTCATGCAAGTTTGATCGCGTTGAGTTGAGTGGCGTTGTTGCCGCTGCCGTTTGTTGCTGTCGCAGCCTTGAGCAATTCAGAGGGAGATCCAGCGCTTGTGGCCGCTTGCAATACGATCGTGGTTGTTGATGCAACAACAACAGTCGCTGCAACAAACAAGTTCGCGCTGTTCGGATTGACGCTCGGGTGATATTCCGAGGTGCTGGCGTAGTGGTTCGTCTTGTCAGAGATGCGCAGAAACCTAGTTGCTGCGGTCGTAGTGGCTCTGTTGTAAGTGGCATGCGCCAACACCAACCACGTACCGGCAGCAAGCGAAATGCTTGGTCCGTCGTACCATTGATTGCTGACGCTCAAAGCAACGTCTGACGATAGTGCTGCCTTGGCATTAGTGATTGCCCCAGCAGCCGGCGTCGTTGCAGCCCACGCAGATCCGTCCCACGCAATAACCTGACCGGTTGTGGCTCTGGATTGTGTCAGCTCGGTGATGCCGTGCGTGTGCGCATCGGGACGCCTGGAATCACTAAGTCGCGCATCGTCGCCGGCACACACTGTGGTGTTTGTCGTTCCGACAGGGAGGAGAGCGACACCTAGTTTCCCAGTGATGTCCGATGCGTCATGCGTATGTCGGCGAGCGGCCTTGTTGGCTAGTTCGCGTGCGATACGTGGGACTGTGCGCAGGTCACGGTCGGGCACAACATCAGATTACGGACCTGAATAATGCAAACGGCTACAACCAAAAAAATTGGCAAATGCTCATGTTGACCCACTTGACGCACGATATACAGGGCTGTATAGTCCACCCAGCCACATGACGTGGCAGAAAGAGGATGACATGTGGGAATCCACACCAACCATGAAGTGCTTCACCGTGACCGATGCCGAACGCAAGTCCGACATTGT